CGGGTTGACCCATCTCCCAGCGCACCATTCTCTCAAGATCGGCATAGAACTGCTTGGTCTGCCGCAGATACATCACGTTGTCTATGGCCTGTGTGGCAAGATCGTCTTTGATCCCCTTCTTTTGGTTCTCTTCACGCTGATACTGGGCCTTCTCATGGCTGGCCTCCAACTCTGCGTGGCCCTTGAAAAAACTCGAAAGGGCTGTACCAACTTCACCTGTGATCTTTGTCAGATCAGACCCGGTTTTCTTCAGGTCTTGGTAAACGCTGATGCAGCCCTTTATGCCTTCATATGCCCCTTTGCACAGGGCAAATGCCGTTACTGGATCAATGGCTGCTCCGCAGGCTTGGCTTCTTCAGGCATTGGCACTTGAGGGATAGCTTGCTCACGAATAGCTTGGATCATGTCAGCCACTTCAGCGTAAGGGCGTGTACCCAAATACTGCATGACGGCATTCACAAGGCCCAATGTCAATTCAATTTTCTTGTCGTTCATAAGTTGCTCCATAGTTACCGCTGTCAGGGCCAGCGGGTTGCCCTTTTTTAATTATGCCAGCCAAGGCAGTTGTGGCGTAATGACGGGCGGGTTGATGGCGTTGTCGATCTGTTGCTGTACAGCCGCTTCTGTAGCGTCCTTGTCCACGCCTGATGCCCAAATCCAGCCAAGCACTTGGTCTTGAGTCAGGTCAGCATACGGGGTGTAGGGTGAGCCAGCGGTGTAGGTCACGCCACAAGTGCTGTAGACAGACCCGCTGTAGGTCTTGCCATCCTGCTCTTGTGTGCCGTTGCACTGCCAGTGAACAGTGAATACAACATCTGTCTCCCCTTCGGCTTGCGGGTAACAGTTCATTGCGCTGATGTTCCAGACTAGGGTACTCATGATAAAACTCCTTTAAGCGTGACGGGCAAATTGCCCATGATACAAATCTCTTGCTTCATGTGCGACCAGTTCAGCAAGTTCAAAATCTTTGAAAGTTCCGCAGTGAATAATTTTTTTATTTGCCATAACTCGAACCATCCAAACATTGCGGTTTTTGTGATAAAAAACATTTTTGCAATTTGATGTATTGTTTTTATTTTTACTTGCATTGTGCCGGTTTTCACACCTGTTGGCAGGTCTTAAATTATCAATTTTGTTATTTGAAATATTGCCATCAATGTGGTCAATAATTTCAGGCATATACCCATACCACATTAAAAAAATAATTCTGTGAACAAGATACCGTTGTTTATTAATTTGTGTGCGTAAATATGGATTTTTTCTTCCGTTTGTTCCACCAACAGTATCACCAATTTCAACACATTGCGCTGATGATACTTTCCAATACAACACACCATCCTTGTATTCAAACAAGCGATGTGCTTCCTCTTGCGTCAGAGACATGGTTTATGCTCCTTCTAAAGCGGTGATACGGGCGGTGAGTTCTTGAATGGCTTTTACTAAAACTGGAATTGTGTCTTGATATGACAAACCTAAAATTCCATCTTTTTCTGAAATTGCTTCTGGCAAATATTCTTGCCAATCTTGAGCAATCAAAAAACTACGGCTTATGCTTTCATCGTCTGTTTTATAACGCCCTCTTGTTGCGCGAACAGTTGAAAGAAATTCAATTGCCCCAGTAAATTGGTTGGTTAAAACTTTTTGGCTTTCATCAGAAGTTGCAATCCAAGAAGTTCCAGCATCAGCCATGTACATACCAACATTGTTCTGGTCATAAAACAAACCATTATTGGATGAATCAACTGCAAATATTCTATATTTTCCTGCTGTTGCCGATGTATGCCTTACAAGATAAGCAATACCATTACCACCTTGAGTTTGAATTCCAAGTTTAGAACCTATTACGCTTGTCGGCCCCACCAGCAAGTTACCGCTGGAGTCGAGGGTCATGTGAGTAACGCCAAGCGAACTGTCGCGGAAACTCAATGATCCAGCAGCGCCAAGAGGTGAACTTGTTGCGTTAGATACCAGTGACCAGTTTTTGCCACCAGATGAAGTCGCCTGTAGCTGTACCGCTGCGTACAGTTGACTGCTTCCTTCAACTGAAATTACGGAGGGGCCAGCACCAGTTGCCCTAACTACTCCTACAACATCTAATTTAGTTGAAGGCGAAGTAGTCCCAATACCCAAGTTACCGCTTGCATCAAGGGTCATTACCTGCGTTCCCGGCGATGATGCTGTAGGAGTGGATGCCCCATAGAAAAAAGCCAGAGAATAGGCGCTGTCGTTATACGGAATGCCAACACGCCAGCCATTGCCCCCTTGTTGCCAAGCTAAAAAGTTTGCTTGTGCGGTAAAGTTTTTTGGTAAGCGTAGACCATCAATTTGTGTGCCAGAACTGTTGCCGGGGTCAACCGTTAATTTTCCAGCAGGCGAACTTGTCCCAACACCCAAGTTACCGCTGGAGTCAACTGTCCAACGATATGCGCTTGCGGATATGTCATAAAGACCAAACGCATTAACACCGCCAGCACCAGCAATTAATTGAAACTTGCTTGATACACCAGCATCCCATAATGCTACGCCAGCACCGCCAGAGGCAGCTTTAACAGAAATCTCACCGTTGACAACACCAAAAGATGATGTGGAACCAACCAATAAATTAATGCCGCTTGCGGTGTATAGGCTTGTGCTGGTTAGGCGCATTTTTTCGGCGTTGCCATGCAGAAATGCAAGGGGCGTACTGGTCAAAGAACCAAAGCTGACAAGGTTAGAGGTGTTAAGCCAATATGATTGCACCGAACTATCTGAGTTTTGGATTTGAACCACGCCACCAGTAGATGGGCTTGTTCCTTGAACCAAAAGAGTTCTGTATCCTGAATACGACTGTGTTCCACCAACACCCAAATTCGTCCCATCAAACACCAACGCACTACCCGTAGTCAGCACATTGGAGCCATTTAAAAAGGCTACGCCGTTGATTGTGCCGCCCGACAAGGTGACAGTAGAAGATGCAGACAGTGTAGTAAACGCACCAGTAGAAGCTGTCGTAGCACCAATCGACATATTGTTGATAGTGCCCACACCCGTAGATGTAAGAGCCAATGTCGGCGTATTGCTTGCCGTGAGAGTGATTAAATTGGTATAGGCTGCTCCGTCCACATCGTAGGCGGCAAGAGACAAAGTGTTGGTGGCAGTCTTAGCTGATTTAAGCTGTGTGCCAGTTACATACGAAGCTGCTTGTGTGATGGTGTCGGTGTCAGCGTCACCAAGGCTAGTGTTACCAGTGACGGTCAAGTTAGTGAACGTACCAGGGCCAGCGGTGTTACTGATCTTAATGAAGTCAGAGCCGTTCCAGGCGCACAGGGCTGATTCGCCCTTTGCAATTGTTACGCCTGAAGTTGGGCCTGCGCCACGAAGCACGATTGACTGAGTACCGCCAGAAGCGTTGATTACCGTGTAAATCTTAGACTGCGCAGGGACAGTGATGTTACGGGTTGTGGTGCCTGAGGCTGGGTTCCACAGAATGATCGCTTGCCGCGAGGTATTGGCCGATCCCGTTGTTGTAGTCAGCGTTACATCATCGTCTACGGTAATGGTGGTTGTACCGGCAATTGCTGAGTCCAACAGCGATGTAATACTATTGTTTACAGTGTCGCCCCACGTACCGCTCAGTTCCCCCGTAACTGGCAACGCCAAACCTAACAGGGATGTATATGCTGTGGTCATGTCAAAGTCCTTGAGTCAAATATGTGTGCGCTTTGCGCTGTTTAATCAGCAAAACCATTTTTCTGCTGATGCCAAACTTTATTGCCGTCTTTGCCAATGATTCTGCGTTGAAAAATATATCACGCACCGTTTGTTCAGACAATTTTGCATTCGGCCCACGATTGCCTTTGCGTAAATCTGCGGCTTTTGCAATGGCTTTTTTGTGATGCTTGGCAAGATTTGCCTTATGCAATTCTTTTGTTTCCTCAGAGACTACATCATGCCGAACGCCTTGCCCACGCTTAACTGGCGGGTATTTTGCGTTTAAATGAGTCCATGAACTTCCGTTACGGGCATCCTTGACTGTATCAATTGCACAATCAAGATTAAATTTCTTGGCAATCATGCCCAACACATCGGCATTGGAAATGTTCCAGTGTTCCGGATTTCTGGCAAATGCCACAATCTCTTCGGTGAGCAGTGAGCCTAGAATGGCTTCGCCAAACAACTGATCCATGCGGTCTTTGCCTTCGCCGCCAGCCGTCAAGTTATAGCCTTCGCCATTCTTGGCGTGAGTGTTGTGTTCAATGATAAGTTGACACTCAACCCTTTGAAGCTCTTCAAATGATTTTGCTTCATACACCACAGCAATGCTGAAGTTGTCTGTGCCATATTTACGCATGGCTCTGTACAGGCGTTTATCGCTTCCCGTTCGGGCCGCACACAAGTGTTCACGCCAACGCTTTGCCAAGGCACATTGAGTGATCCCAATGTAGCCGTGGCCGTTTACGTTATTCGTGATCTTATAAACCAGCATTTTCACTTTCAAGTTACGACTTCTTCCCACGCTGGATTTTGTACATCTGATACATTCGTCCAGCTAGGAGTTTGCGGGTTGCTGATATTTTGCCACGATGCGACCTGCGTGTCATCTATAGGTTTCCAATAAACCGCAATAACATTTCCAACCGCACCTGTTGCGCTTACGCCTGTCAAAGCCAGTGACCTTGCAGCCACTGAAACTGTTCCAACTGCTCCTGCTGCCGACACTCCAGACAGAGCAATAGATATTCCACTGACAACCGTTCCAACTGATCCATTCGCTTGGTTGCTGTTTAACGGGACAATCACCCCGCCTGGGGATCCTGTTGCTAGATTACCCGTCAGACTGACCGCTGCGCTCTGAACAACTGACCCTACGGCCCCAGACGCCTCAACACCTGTTAGCGCCGTTGACTTGTCGCCGGTAACGTTACCAGTAGCTCCAGATGCCTCAACACCCGTCAGAGCCACCAATCTTGATGTCGTGATAGACCCAACTGCTCCAGATGCCAATACGCTGGTAATCGCTGCATCTTGACCGCTGGTAACGTTACCAACTGATCCCGCCGCAGAAACACCTGTCAGAGCAACTGATAGGTTTACCCCTACGCTACCAACCTCACCAAAAGCAATGTCGCCGTCTTCACCCTCTGAGATGCTGGGAGCCATCGTCCCAACTGCGCCAGAGGCTGATACGCCCGTGAGCGCAATGGTGATGCTTAACGAGACAGAGCCTACCGCACCTGCGGCGGCATTCCCTGTTATGTCAAGAGTACCGCCCCATCCGTTACTCCCCCATGTGCCATCACCCCACCCAAGAGACATGGCCTACCCCCTTAGGTGGTAGCCAAGCGCAACAGAGCAGTCGAAGTCGTGTTGGAGGGCATCGTCAGGGTGAAGGTTCCAGCCGTGATCGTCTGGGAACCAAAGGTGTGAACACTGACCGCCTTGTTGCTCTGCGTGGAGTTATAGATTAACACTGCATCAAACGCCGTGGTCAAAGTCACCGTGGTGTAGGTGATCGATGCCGAAGGAGTCCAATAAGCCGTCCCTGCGGTTGTCGAGGTGTTAGATGCCAGCGGAGCGGTGGCATTGGTCACCGTCACGCCACCAGCAGAGTAACCCGTGCCAGACACCTCGCCCGTGGACGAATATGCCGTGGTGGAGGCATTGATCGTTGCCGATGCCAAATACAGGGCAGCTTTAAACGTGTCAGCCGTGGTGGCCGCACGAATCGGGGCAGTGCCAAAATTGTGAGTTGCAGTCAGAACCTCGCCCAAGAACGAAGTGGTCATTGCTTGTGTGTTTGCCATGATGTTTCCTTTAACCTAATGATGCGGCTTCAGCACCGGCAAAAACCGGCATTTTCTTCAACTGGACATGGGCAGAACGATGTACAAGCTCACCCTCAAGCCAATACTCAACCCATGAGGTTTGTTCATTGTCATTGTCCACGGTTCCTTCTCGCTTCTCAAGCAAAGAATCATCCATTTCGCCCTTGGTGGTCGTGACTATCAATTTGAACTCCTGATTAATGCTGTAGTTGATGTGTTGGCTGGCATCGTGATTGGAAACGTTCCGCCCACTGTCGATACTTTGTCGGAACCAAAATCCAGCACGGCCACTGATTTGTTGCCTTGACTTGAGTTATAAATCAATGCACATCTTGCAGTGATAGCGCCCGTCCATGACACATTTGGAAAGCCTACATAGGCCGTGTATCCAGAACTGCTCACCGTGATCGGTGTTAATTGCAAACCACCAGCAACATAGTTTCCGCCACTTGCCTCATTATTAGTGGAGTAAACAGTTGTATCCTCATTCAAATTTGCATTTGCCGTATACAGGGCGATCTTGATCACATCTGTGGTCAAGTCATGGATGCCCCGATAAAGCTCAGCTTTGAAGCTGGTGGTTTGTGTTTGAACAATGCTCATTGGACTGCCGTTCTGACCTGACCGTCACGATAAGCATCCATACGCTGTTTGCCATCGCCCAAATTCTTGAGCAAAGCAATAGACTGCATATACATACCTTGATACAAGGTAACCAGATCTGGTTCGCCCTTCATATATCGAATTGCCTCTACCAGCGTACCGTTGAGCAAAGCAGAATCAAAGTGTTCGCCCAGCCAAGTAGTACCAGCAGTCACAATGGACTCTGGATAGTAGTAGTAGTGCAATTCAACTGAATATGTTGCATCCGGCGTAGGGCCAAGAATGAAAGACAACTCTGTTGCAGCCGTTGATTGCGGGCCAAAAATAGCATAGTGCTTGGGCTTACCACGATACGCCGCTGACGTATTTGGATATGCCTCACGCATGAAGTTGACATCCTTATTCAGCAAATAAAGATAGTCGCTTCCGTCAATCACAGCCAATGAATAAGCAGAGAGAAAGCTAGGATCATCAGGGGCAGACAGATACTGATTACCAGTGGTCACTGTCCCCGTCACGTTCTTTCGCAGGTTAGACAACTGAACAGTGTTATAGATACGCTGCTCTGCCTGCTTAATCATTATGTTCATGTCTACCGTGGGAAACGTGTTCTCACAGTAGTCAGAAACAGCAACGACAAGCTCGTTGTAATTCATGCCATCGGCCCCCGTGCCATCACGCCCTTGGTGGCTGCGCCAGTACCACGGATTTTGATGCCGTCAGTCTTGGGTGCAGAGTAACCATTGCGATTGATGTTGCCAACAGACATATTTACGTTTGCGGCTGCACTACCATTTGGTTCTTTGCCGGGGTTTGTCTGCATGGGAGCAGCTTTACCCTTCATGGTATGAGGAACGGCATACGTTGCCGCATCGCCAACTTCCTTGCCCATCATCTTCTTGCTGAATTTAGCCATTATTTGCTCCCAGATTTCTGGTTCATTGCACGGGAAAGGTTCTTCCCATACATCTTGCGATCCATGCTGGTAGGGCCACCGGCTTTCATGCCTTTGGTGTGCATACGGGATTCGTGCCCTTTAACCACTTTTTTGGCTTCTGTGTCGGCAATTGCCTTGACTTGCTTCTTGTCCATATCTGCTCCTAAGTTGTGCTAACCGTTACTGTACCAACACTTGCCGTTGCCACCAAGTAGTTTGGCGTCAGTGCTACATCAAAAAAGCTAGATCCACCAACCGGACTCCAGCCCCACTGTATATCCCTGGAGCCCCCTGTTGGGTATCCACCAAATCCCGTGTTGTCAATCTGCAAGCCATTCGGCCCTGCCGTGACATACGTTGTGTCCCGCCTGGGCGCTCTCAGAGCCTGCGGATCCTCCACTGGATACATACCCAGCAACAATTGAGGATGGTCAGGATCCCAGCACTCAGGACAAACCTTGATCTCATACCGCTTGGTCTTTACAACCTCGGTCTTGAGCTTCTTTAGTTTGAACTGCTGCCCGCATCGGTCACACTCAGCAATTGCAAACTTGCCTGATGAGTATGTATTACCCATTAGGGCGTACTCCCACCTATGAACATCTGTCTAGGCACAAACCGGATCGGCGCTTTCTCGTGATCTTCACCAGCCGCCAAAGTAAATTGCTCGTCATATGCCATCTTCAGCATATCCATGCGGCCCTGCAATTCAGGAACCTTCATGGCAATGTAGTAGGCCAAACCAGCCACTACACACGGCAAGAAGCGGAAATTCATGTCTGCAACCTGGATACCAGACCCGGCATCTTGGATCCGGCGCATACGGTAATACACAAACTCATACGATGTAGAGTTATCTGGCGTAGGCCACACCGTTACCGCTGGTAGCTGGGGCACAAACACCGCAGTAGCAGTCGTGTGAGTGGCCGCTGTAGTGTTAGCCTGACCACGGAAACATGAGCCTATGTCGTTCCCAGAGATGTAACCGTAGTAAATGATTTCGTTGTCCAGCTTGATGAACCCAGAAGATGCCAATCCAACAGTGGAAGTCAGCGTAATCGTGGTTGCCGTGGTGGTAACGCTTCCACTTGTGGTCAAAGTGGTGGGATTTGTCTCGCCCGACAAACGCTGAATCCAGACCTGGATTGGCCTAGCTTGCTGCAATTTGTTGGGAATGGTCGCATAAGTAGAAACACTAATGCGGGAAATAGTCAGGTCTGCCTGGGTTGAAGAGCTATTTGCACCCGTGCGAATCACATGATCCAACAGATCAATAGTGTCCGATGGCAGCGCATAGGTGTTCAATCCCGGCGTCAAAGGGAATGATCCAGCCTCAATAGTCCACATATTTAGACCACGATTTGCCCACTCAATGGTCATCAAATTCATTGACCTGCGGGCTGTTCGCAAGTCATAGCCACTACGCATTTCACGCCCAGCACGTTCCCACGCCTCCTCGGCAATCTCCGTGAACTCCATGTTGAACGCTGAAGTGCCAGTGGTATAGCTCATTTCATGGCTCTCATGTTGTCAACCAAGTTTGGATATGGGCGACCAGCCTTCTTTGCCGTTGCTTTGGCAAAAGCCTTCTGCGCCAAACTCAGCTTCTTATGCTTCTTGGCAGGGTTTGGCTTGTTCCAAACCTCTCCGCCTTCAGCATACTGAGTAAAGTCAGTGTCATCACGCCTAGCCTTCCGCACCCCCTTGGGCATTTTGGAAGCGTTTATTGCGCCCATGCCACGGCTGGCTCTCATCTTAGGCTTTCCCGCCGCGCATCATTCCACGGTTCCCAGCCATAGTAATTTTCTTACCCTGGGTTTTACCTTTGGCGGCAATGCCATCACGGCTAGGAGCAGCAGTTTTGACAGCGCCCATCTTGGTAGTGGAAACGTTACCACCCTTTTTCATGCCCATCATCTCAGCCTTTTCATGCTTGATCATAGATTTGGGAGCGCCCTTGGCTTTCATAAAGCCAATTTCTTTTTTAACCATCGCTTTAGCTTCTTTCATGTCACCACCTCGTGAAAATGTTTTGCCTTTATCGGCTTTTGCAAACTCTTTTCCCACGGATTGTGGGACTCCTACTTTCTTGGCGAACGATGGCGAATTAGCAATTGCTTGCATAAAATTATGCTGCTTTTTTGATAAGCTCGGCATTGCGTCTCCTAAGAAATTCTTTTCTCCAATTACAATTTTTACAAAGTAATTGATAGCGTTGTTTGTCTATTCCTTTTGCCCTGAGAATCGAAACAACATTTTTCCTTTTTGCTGTTTTTCTCTCTTGCGCACCATCATTATGTATGTGATCTATGTCTAACACAATGGGGTCATTTTCTCCGCAATGATTACATTGTCCACCAAGTTCATTAATTATTTCAAGACGTTTCTCCTGCCTCCAATCGTTTGAGTATGCATCTAATTTTTCACGATGTTTTCTGTAATACTCTTTACGATACTTGGCTTTGTCTTCTGTTGTCTGCTTTGGCCGCCCGGCATAATAATTTTTAATGGCACACGTTTTGCAACGATAGTTTATATGTCGCTCACGCTTAACCTCATATTTGTTAAAGTGTTTTTCACTTTGACAATCTAAGCAGTTAACCATTAAATCTGCGCTATGAGAGGGCACTTCGCTGTTCCTTCATAAACATATCAATCTTGATTTCCAACCTATCCAATCTGTC